TCTACCTTCTTAGTTTCCCTACTAGTCAGGCAATGTACTGCTTTGATATGAGAGGTAAGTTAGAGAACGGAGCTTCTAGAGTTACTAAGTGGGCAGGGTTAACTCATAAAGGAATGGTTAATACAGTTGATGGTCGTCTATTCTTTGGGCAGACTACAGGCATAGCTGAGTACGATGGCTACCTAGATGATGGTGTCCCTTATCGAATGCTCTACTATACTAACTACTTTGACTTTGATCAACCAACAACAACTAAGATATTAAAGACTGTAGGTATTACATTAATTGGAGGAAGTGGTCAAGCATTCACCATTAAGTCAGGTGTAGATTACGCGGATGAGTACAGATCTTATAATGCTGTAGTTAAACAAACGGCTCTATCTGAGTATAACACTGCTGAGTATAACATAGGAGAGTTTACAGGTGGTGGCAGTACAGATAAAATTAAACTAGCTCTTGGAGGAAGTGGCTCAGTTATTCAGCTAGGCTTCGAGACAGAGATAAGTGGAAATGAAGTTTCTATTCAGAAATTTGATTTATATATTAAACAAGGTAGGGTTTCATAATGAGTAATTATACAAAGTCCACAAACTTTGCTACTAAAGATAGCTTACCTGCAGGTAACGCCCTCAAGCGAGTTAAAGGTGCAGAGATAGACGATGAATTTAATGCAATATCAGTTGCGATAGCCACTAAAGCTAACATTAACAATACAGCTTTGACAGGTACTCCTACAACTCCTACAGCCTCTGCTGGAACGACCTCAGTACAGATAGCTTCTACTGCGTTTGTTGCTTCTGCAATTAGCACAGCAGTTAGTGCAGCAATTAATGGAATACCAGCCGTTACAAATGCTGTTGTTAACGCACATGCCTATCCTGTAGGATCTATCTACACAGCAATAGTAGCAACCAACCCAGCAACATTATTAGGGGTTGGTACATGGGTAGCTTTTGGCGCAGGTCGTGTACTGGCAGGTCGAGATGGTGGAGACACTTCAATGCAGACACCAGAACAAACAGGTGGTGCTAAGACGCATACGTTGACTCTTAACGAGATACCTAGTCATGTCCATGGTTACACAGGTACGGCTGGTGATGGTGACCCTGATGGTGGTGGTGATAGAGGTGGTCAGATGTATCCTAGGGCATCTGAATTAGATTATGAAGGTGGGGGTGCTCAACATAATATCATGCAGCCATACATTGTAGTTTACTTTTGGAAGCGCACCGCTTAAATTAAATACAGGACAAGGAACAAGAACATGTCAATCTTAACCTCAATAATTGGTTCAGTTGCACCATCATTAATTTCAGGATTATTCGGAGGTGCTGGAGCTAATGCAGCAGCCGCTGGATCTAGGGACGCATCAAAACTACAGCAGGATGCAGCTAACTTGGCTTACGCAGGTGGTCAGTATAAGCCATATGGAGTGACTTCTGGTTTAGGTACTTCTTCTTTTAAAGATGGTCAATCTTCATTTGCATTAGACCCTCGCTATCAAGCACAGCAAGATCAGATGATGGGACTAGGTAGTCAAGCCTTTGGTGCTGCTGGTGGCGACTATAACCAACTAGCAGATCAGTTCTATAATCAACAGCGTGACTTAGGTGCTGGTTCTCGTAATGCGGAGGCCATGAGGCTAGGTGAGAGTATGTTTGGCACTGGCTCTAGTGGTCTTCGTATGGGTGCTGAGAGCTTAGGTGCTAGTGGAGGTGGTATGTTGTCTCCTCAAGGATATGGATTTGCTCAAGCATTTGCACAACAGGATGCAGCAGATCGTTACAATGCATTTGATAGAGCACAACAGCAGCGACAGACCGATATTGGTATTGGTCAAAGCATGTTAAATTCTTCTCAAGACCTTGATAATATGGGACTAAAGCAACAAGAGTTGGGCGGTATGTTCGGTAACTACGCTGCTAATGCTGCTAATGCTGCAGGTAGTAACTTAGTATCAGGTATGTCAGGTGCTGCTGGAAATCTTCAGGATGCAGGCATGGCTAAGTCAGGTGGTTGGACAGGTATTGGTAATGCTCTTGGCGGTATTAACTGGGGAAGAGGCGGAGGTAACGCACGATCAGGAATGATATCTCCTAATGCTGCAAGACAGTCAGTGTCCTCTAACTACAAGGCTGGCATGGGTGGCGGTCGATAAACCAATTAATTAAGAATTGAGGATAGTATTATGGCTAGTGATGTAATGAGTTTGTTTGGTTTAGATCCAAATACAATACAACAGAATAGAACTAACAAGGCAGTGTCGCAAGCATCTGCTATGAATCCCTACTTCGCTGCAGGTGCGGCAGGTGGTGCATTAGTAGGTCAAAGCGTTAACAACATGTTTGGATTACAGACTCCAGAGATGGCACAGGCTCAGAGTGTGAAAGATGGTATGCAAGGGGCTGATCTTAATACTCCTGAAGGTATGAGGGGCGCTGCTCAACAGCTAATGATGAGTGGTGACTATGCTCAGGCTATGGCTCTACACTCTCGTGCTAATGAGATGGAGGCTGCAGGAACTGAAGCAACTAGAAGTACAGAGGATAGGGCTTTAGGTAAGCCTCGTAATGTTATTGTTACCCCTGCTTCTTCTAATCCTGTAACTGGTGATACTACTCCTGCTGTTACACACAGCATAACTGAGTACCCTGATGGTCGAATAGCTGATGCAACACAAGGCATGGAATTTAATTCATATGCAGAGTGGATGGCTAGTTTAAGAAATGGTCGTAAAACCCCTGCAGGATCGGAAGGAGATAGTACTGTTACAAATTTAAGCCCAAGTGAGAGTGAGGCAGGTTTAGATCAAAGTGAAATTGAATCGACTGTTAATGATTTAGAAGAGCAGTTGTTATTTACTAGTGACGAGGATCTTAAACAGGAAATCCTTAATCAAATAGAGAATGTAAAAGCAGGTGATCCCAAAGGTGTTGAAATTAAAATAACAAGTTTACTAGCGAAAGCAACCAGTTTGTACAATGAGCTTAGAGCTGGTGGATTAGAGCCTTATGAAATTCAGAATCTTTCTATAGAGTTAGGAAAAATTAAAGCTATGTTAGGTACTTTAGGTGCTACCCCTGATGAGATTTCTAAGACTTTAAAAGTAACACCTTAACTCTGGAGGTATCATGACTATTTTTTATGAGCACCCTACGTTAGGGACAATGGAGTTTCCTAATGGTACTCCAAGAGAAGTAATGGTCAATAAAGTAGTGGAGAGGGAAGCAGCGGAAGGTAAGCAATACGGAAACTTTGAAACTTTTGGTGATCAAGCAGGGCGTTCGTTCACTTCAAGTATCCGAGGGATTAAAGATTTTGCAGGAGTGCAGAAAACTCCTAGACAAGAGAAAGCTGATCAAGTAGCTGAGTATCGTTCTAGGATACAGATGGAACAGAACCCAGTATCTTCTGTTCTTGGTATGCTTGGCGGTGGTATTCTTGATCCTATTACTATACCTGCGTTTGCTCTCAAGCCTCTTACATTCGCTTCTAAGGTAGGTACATATGCTTCTAGGGGCGCTGCCCAAGGATTCTTTGGAGGCGCTCTAGAGCCAGTGTATGAGCAGTATGGAGACTCCACTGTAGCTAATATGTTTGCAGGTACTGTGTTAGGAAGTGGCTTAGGTGCTGGTATTGGTAAGCTTTTAACCAAGTCTACAGACAAGGTAGCTAAAGCAGTAGATGAAGTAGACTCAAGTGCTCCTGTAAAGACAGAGTCAGTAAATATAGAGCAAATATTTAATGCTCCTGTACGTACTGTTGAACAGTCTAATGCTAAGATACTGAAAGAACTAGAGTTAGAAGCTAAGGGTGCTCCTTCTAAAGAAGACGTAGCTACTCTTAACCAAACTTTAAAGCTTGAGAAAGATAAGTCGTTTAAGCTAGGTAATATTCTTGCAAAACTTCAGGGATCTGGTTCTAAACCAACTCTAGGTAATCGTAATGCTTCTAGGGTTATGGAAGCTAGGGCCGTTGAGTCTAATGCTAAGATTAAAAAGTTAGAGCTTGATCTAGCTTCAGCTACTACTTTAAGAAAAGCAGTTACTAATTTTGAGAATGCAAAGCTAGGTAAATTTAGTAAGATAGAAGGGTATGCTGATAGGCTAAAACAATCTTCTGTTCCACTACCTCGTACTCCTATAGCACAAGCTGTGCAAGGACAACCACCTGCCCCTCCTTCTATACTTAGCAGCAAACCTTCTCTAGCTAGGAAGCTAGGCTTAGGACTTGACACTCCTAGATTCTTAGATAGGAATGATACAGCAGGTGCTCAAAGAGTTAACCAAGATCCATTTGTCCGTCAACAGTTTATGCCTCGTAGTAAAGAAGACAGTACTCGTAGGGTAGTTCAAGGTAAGGTTAGTGGGGATAATAAGGAAACAATAGTACCTATCAAACTATCTTCCTCTTCTAAAGAAGCTATTGATAATGTAAATCGTAAGGTGAATAAAGGAGAAGAGATTACTCCTGATGATTTTGATAAGTATGACAAGGCTAAGAGAGAGCAGACTACCCTTGATGAGTACTCTGATACTGTGGCTCAGATTGCACGTAGTCGTGGGTTGGATACTTATGCGGCTAGGTTCGGTTCATCAGGAAGGTATACATTTGAGAACATTGAAAAGAGTGCTAGTAAATTCTTAAAGGACGAGGACATTGATAACCTTGATGACATGGTTAGGTATATATTAGCCAACCCTGAGAAGATATTCAATGCCGCTGAGTTGACAGGTATGAGAGATTTATTATCTGAAGTAGATCAGAAGTTACTAGATTTTAGTATGCTTACTAAACACACTGATGGTATGTCAGACGCTGAGATAGCTCTACTGCATAATGATATTGATGTGTTCTATGGTATACAGGCATGGTTCAAAGGACAAGGAAGTAAAGTTGCTGGTGTAATGACAGCTCGTAAAAAATTGCAGCAAGATATAGCGAACAATCGTGAGATTAAGCAGTTGTTTGCAGGAGTGGAATGTTAATGTCAAAGTTAAGCCCTAAGTGTAGAGTTGCCGTAAACACTAATTCTTTAAATGCAGGAGTTATAAGTAACTTAACTCCCCAGCAGCAGAAGAATTGGATGGACGCGCACCTCGCTCGTAAGGATAATAAGGTAAGTGCGTTTGACGTAGCACTAGACGTAGCTATTAACTCAATGCTCTCAGGTATGGGTACGCCATTAGTCAACATGATTTCTATTGCTCTTCAGCAGACTCTTAAGAATGCTAATGAGACTATTGGATTTGCATTAGACAGTATAGGTTTAACCAACGGAGGCAGAGAGTGGAGGCAGGTTAAGGCGATGTGGGATGCATCTCTCGAAGGCTTCAGTGCTGACCTTCTATACTTCCGTGAAGGATTTGGAAAAGGATATTCACTGGATCAAGAGACTGTAAGACGATCTCTACAAATGGACAAGGCTGAGTGGGATGATTATGTTAAGACTACACTCAAGATAGATGACACTGCTAAGTTAACTAATGACGAGGTAAATGATCTACTGAATGACATGCAGGATTACATGCATAACTCCATTGGTCGTACTCGTGTAGGTGGTACTAAGATTGAAGGGGCTGTGCGTTTCCCTACTAAGCTTATCGTAGGCATAGACGAGTATGGTAAGTCTAGGTATCGTAGGCAGAGCCTATACCAAGCAGCCTCTAAGTATGCTTCTGAAGATAGTAAGCTAGGTATGGGTTCTTACGATGAGCTTTATAAAGATTATAAGGGTCAGTTATTTAGTAAGGAATCCCCTACTACTCAGTGGGATGCTCGTCTTAAAGCTTTTGTAGCTGCTCGTAATACTGACAGGGTCAACGCAGGGAATAAGGGAGTTGGCGATGATTTAGATGTACTGAGGAAAAGTAATGAGATGGTTTCATGGGTGAGGGATGATGCTTTGTTTAATGCTTTTCAGCAGAAGCTTGAAGGTATTCCCCTTAAGGCACAGAAGCT